GATATGCGCGAGGAACGGGTGATTACAAACCAACGCTTGAGCAGGGCGCGACAGAGTCTATCCGTTATGTTGTGGACATGTACACTACGAACGTAGCAACAATTGTCAGCAAAGTTGAATTGTCTGGCGTCTACGCTGACTACGAAGACTTAGAGGCGGCAAAGAAAAAGGCTGAGGATGAACTGCTCGAAAGTAGTAATGCCCACCTCACCACGCAAAACCCACACCCCCAATACGCACTAGGAACCGAGCTAGCAACAGTCAGCCAAAAGCTTTCTGCACTAACTACAAACACCTTCATCAAAGCGGAAACGTCCGCGCCAGCGTTCATGGTATCGGGTGGTCAGCTAAAAACCGCAACAGCGTTAACCATTTCCGTGGGCGGGGTAACTGTTAACCATGCAGCCAATGAAGTGATATCAACGCCAGTGCTTTTGGTTGGCGTGGATTACGCAATTTACGCAACAGCCGACGGCTTAGTCGTCTCGAACAACTTCACCGTTCCGGACGGATACACGGCAGAGAACTCGCGCCGCATTGGTGGTTTTCACTACGGCAATAATGAATTCAAAGACTATTCATTTTATGACCTGCATTTCCGTCCCGCGTGTAAAGACCCTCGCGGCATGGTGATTGATATTTCAGGCTCTCGTTTCTGGAACGATATTTATCTGCTTAACTCAACGCCAGACGCCTTGGGAACGTCAGCGTATAACGCACAAATCGCAGACGGCAGCAGCCCGTGTAAGATTCCCGCTATCTGGGGCGGTGATGGCATAGCGCAATATCCAAATTTAACGCAATACATTGCGGCGGAAGTATTAGCAGCGTATGGCAAGCGCCTACCATCTCATGATGAGTTTGAAATCCTTGCTCTCGGTTCAACACCGGGTTACGCCGTAGGTGCTGACCCAGTTACTACCAAGTTTGACGTAAACGCACGTTCAAAGAACGGCAGTGAGCAAGTATCCGGACACCTCTGGCAATGGGGTAAAGATATCTGGGATAGGGGGAACGGCATCAACAATTACGCATGGGCAGCAGAAGACACCAACGGGCAAGGCCAAGTTTACGAGGCTGGCGCTCAGGCAGTTGGTGCTGTGCGATTGGGCGCGTACTGGGGCGACTCTGGCTTCGCTGGGGCTCGCGCGTCGTTCTGGAGCACCGAGCCGTGGCACTCGTACGACACTGTGGGCGCTCGCGGCCTCTGTGACCACTTGTTACATGTGTAGCGAGCGGAAGCGAGGTAGATAAATGCGGCAGTACAGAGATGCAGTGATTAGCAGTGAGCAAATGCTGATTATTAAAAAGTTTGATGAGACAGTGAATTATCTCTATCCGATTCTACAAAACGCACCGAGAAAGCACGGCGTGTTACGTAGCGAAATTCAAAGCGGATTGTTCAATCAAGTCAAACTCTTTATTGAAGCAGGGAAATCAAATCAAAAATCCAAGCTCTATATGTGTGATGCAGGTTTAGCAAACCTGCGTTACCTGCTTCGCTTTGCTACTAACGCAAAGCGGAGACTGCTAACCACACATCAACACGAAGTAGCACTTATACAGATAAGTGAATGTGGCGCCATGCTAAACGCATGGCTAAAGAAAATCAGATAAAGAACCAATGTTATTGTGGGCAAATGCTGTGCTATTGGGCGCGAACTGGGACAACTCTGGCTTCGCTGGGGCTCGCGCGTCGAACTGGAACAACGAGCCGTGGAACTCGAACGACAATGTGGGCGCTCGCGGCCTCTGTGACCGAAGATTTACCCCGCTTTGAAATGGTCAAGGCCATTCAAGCGACCATTACATTGGTCAGCCGCAATAACATGCTTAGGCGAATACATTAAGAGGTTCACAGTAAGTGAGTAATAAAGTGAAAGCTGAAGGTGACAACATTGGGTAAGAAACATAAGCGGCTAATCAGTCAGATTGCAGACAAGCAAAACTTACGCATAGCAGCTTACAAGGCGAGAAAAGGAAATCCGAATTCAATCGGTGGAATCGTGTTCATGGACTACCTTGAATCGAATGTTCATTTATTGCACAAATCGATCAGCGACGGCACTTACAGTGTCGGTTCTCCACGGATTTTCACTATCTACGAGCCAAAAAAGAGAACAATTTCAGCTTTGCCATTCATTGACCGAGTGGTTCAACACGCAATCAACAACGTGATTGAGCCTATTTTTGAGCGAACGTTTTACAGACAGAGCTACGGATGCAGAACAGGCAAAGGAACACACAAAGGCGCGATTGATTGTCAGGCCATTGCAAGGCGACTAGGCAAGAAGCAAGAAAGCGTTTGGGTGTTAAAGACAGATTTTAGTGGTTACTTCTACAACATAGACAGAGCGATTCTTCATTCAAGAATCAGAGCAAAGATTTCATGCAAAGAAACGCTAAACCTGATTGAGAAGTTTATCGAACCAACCGGAACAGGCATCCCAATTGGAAACCTAACGAGCCAATTATTTGCCAACGTTTACGGAACTATTGCAGACGAATGGTTATTGCATCACGCAAAACGCTCTAATTTCCTGCGTTATATGGATGACATCGTCATTTTTGGCAGCTCGCAACAAGAGCTTTTAAGTCTCCAGCGGGAATTCGAAGCCTTTTGCAAAGATAGCATGAAGCTAAACCTGTCGCACTGGAACGTTCAGAACATTTCAAGAGGCGTCAATTTCTTAGGATATCGAATCTGGCCAACGCACAAGCTATTAAGAAAGCAGTCAGTAACAACCGCCAAAAAGAAGATTAGGCGCTACATCAAACAAGGAAGACGCGAAGACTTGCGCAAGTTCTTAGCGTCATGGTCTGGACACACAAAGTGGGCAGACAGCAAGAACTTAACAACCTCAGTGGAGAAGATGCTATGCGCGGCAATGCAACCATAGTCAATTCGAAAGATGACGCACAAAACGCAGGATACACAACAGAGCAAATTATCGAAATGGCGACCATTGTAGTTCGTCACGATGATGCAGTTTATCCGGATAACTACGACACGAATTTAAAGGAATCTGATGATGGCTATATCGAACCGATTTGGCGATTTGAAGAAGAGATCAACCAAGCTGTTTTAGAGCGGTTTGGAGCAAAAATATAAATAAACCCATTCACAAACCGCCCTTGAGGCGGTTTTTTGTAGCTATCGAAAGGTGAACCATGGCAGCGAAAAACGCAGCGACCAAGGCGGAAACCGCCAAGAACGCACCGCATGAGTATGAAGTTTTGAAGAAGTTTCGCTTTTTAAAAAAATGGCACGACGTCGGCGCAGTGCTGACGCTCAAGCCATCACAAGCGCAACTCTTTGTTTATCAGGGCAAACTGAAATTGAAAGGGGCTAACTAATGGCACAAGTAACCACAATGAATCACAACGGTATCACGCTCGAAACGAATGAGCCGTTGCCGTCAATGGGTGGTGTGGATGGCCAACTTGGTGCGTTGGTTGGCACTGCGCCAAACAAAGACGCCAGTGTGGAATATCACGAACCAACGAAGCTTTTTAGCATTACTGACCTAAAGCTGATTGATACCAGTGAAGACCCGCAAGGCACGCTGTATTACAACGCCCGTTACTTCTTGGAAGTAGCAAAAATTCCGCTGTACATCATTGTTGTGCCGGAAGGTGCGGACGAAGCGGAAACCGAAGTAAACATTATCGGTGGTGTGGATGCGTCTGGCCAATTGCAAGGCATTGCAGCAATTGAAGCGTGTCAGGAAGCGCCAACCAATATCGCTATCCCTCAATATAGCAGCTTAGCGGTTGCGAACGCGCTGGCCACGGTCTGTGATAATACATACGGCGAAGGTTGGATTGACGCGACGGACACCAATACGGTGGACGCCAAAACGTTTGCGGGTGAATTGGGTGACGCTCATAAACGTCTCTGGTGTGTGGACGTACATGGTGAGCGTTGGTCTCACCCGATTGCCCCGTCAGTGATTGGCATGGCGGCACGTTGTTCAGTGAAGCCTTGGAAATCGCCGAACGGCATTCCTGTGGTGCTGGACGATATCGCGCGCCGCGTTGGCTACAAGGTCAACAACAAATACAGCGAAGCGGTAGACCTGAACAAAGTTGGCGTGAGCCTGCCAATTGCTGACCCGAACGGCGGCCTGATGTTCTTAGGTACGCGAACGGCCAGCGGTGACCATGGCAACGTGATTGGTATTGAAAATCAATTGTGCCGCCAATTAATTCTCTCTCACCGCGACACCATGTCCGAAAACTTGGATGAAGATTTCTTCCGTGAGCGTGTCGCTCAAGTTAATAACTGGATGAAGACCATCAAAGCCGACGGCGCGTTGATTGATGCAACGGTGTATCTACATCCAGAGCGCAACACGGTTGACCGCTACAACAATGGTGAATGGGTTCTTGTGGTCGATTGGGGCGCTTACCGTCCGAACGAGCACTCAATCATTGAGTTGAATCAGGTCAACAGCATTGTTGAAACCTACGTTGAACAAATTACACAAGGATAATAACGCATGACGATGACAGCAGTCCGCCGCCGCAAGGCGGTGGTGGGTGGCTTAAAGGTCACCAATAACATTGAGTCATTTTCTCAGCCGACATTCACCAAAACGTATGCGGATATTCCCGGCTCTTTCGTAGGCTCAAAACAGCACATTGGCTTTGAAGCGTCAGAGTGGAAGTTGGTTTTACATGGTGAAGCGGCCACAACGATGATGGCTGCCATGCTATTGGGTGAGAATAGCGTATTGATTTACACCGAGTCCGGCGTTCGTGGAACTGAGAAATATGAGTCCATTCATACCATGACGGGTGATATCTCTCGTGAGTTCTCAGAGTCGAAAAACGGCAGTCAACAGACACTGACCTTAACAGGCCAAATCAAAAACTACGCTTGGGTTGAGAACGGCGTGCCAATCACAACCATTTCAATTCCTAACGATGAGTATTTCATCGACGGCGTGTTGTATTAATCATTCACTTTCATTACAGAGGAGCTTCGGCTCCTCTTTTTTTTGGATTCTATCTATGAAAAAGAAAGCAAAGAAAAGCGTTGAGCGCACCCGAAAATTCACCTTAATCAAGCCGCTTGGCCAGAAAGGTGAGATCAAAGAAGTGACAGTGAAACCGCTCACCGCCGCGCAAGCGCATGATCTTAAGTTCCCTGTTGCGAGTCAGGCCACGATTGAAGATGAAGAAGCGTTGGTGATCCTCAGTACAGGTTTGGATGAGCAAACGCTACAGACGATCACTAAGATGGATTTCAATACGCTTTTCACGGCGGCTTATGAATACCTGACCATGACCTCTTATCAGTTGGCGGGTGACACCATTGATGTGAAATCCAAAGAGTTGACTCTCTATTTCCAAGATGAAACCCCAAAGCTCACCTTTGATTACCCAACGTTGCAAGTCAGCAAAGTGGCAATGAAGAAGAACGACGACGTTGAGCGCGCAGTTTTCGTTATATCTCAAATCACGGATCTTGATGAGCAAGACATCAAAGAAATGACGTTCCCTGACTACCTATCAGCCGTGGAGATGACCACCGCTTTTTTGACTCTTCCGGCGGACTTCTTTCAGTAGGGGTGATTGAAACCATCCTTGATGTGATACCGCTGGCCGGATATTCCGCCATAGATGCGATGAGCTGGACGACTGAAACCGCCCTCCGACGCTATGACTATGCACTCAATCAGATAGGGGTGAAACGTTGAGAAAGAACATAAATCTTGGCATCACCGCCGACAACACTAAGGCGATCAGTGCCATCGATGCCGTG